TACCGTCTTCTCCGATTCCCAGAACAGAAATGACGACCTTATTATTTATCTTGAAAGCATTCGCACGATAAGGCGAACCGAACTCCCCGGGCATCTTGTAAACCTGCAACAGATAATCGGAAAGCGTAACATCTCGATTCTGACTACTGAAATTATATTTTATTAACTGTCTAATTTGTTCCGTGCTCAAACCATCATTTCCACCAATTGCTGGAATTGGATTGGTTGTTTGCAGACTTCTCCGAACCTGCTGATTAATATCTTGACGACTGCCTTCCACCTTGAGCGTGTATGAACCGAGTTGTGTGAGAACATCTGCTCCGATATTAGATGCCACTCCCCCGCCTGTTCTGTATCTTACAAAAAGTGTGGAATTTGCTTTGAGTTTCTCACCTAATGCCGTGTTATTTAAGAAGTTTTCGAGAAACGCACGATTACTAACGCCTTCTTTGAGCAACCCGTCCTTAAAGGCGTTCACATCACTATCACCTGAACCAAACGTCAATTTACAAAAACCTCTGGGCGTATATTCTTTCATGAATTTTTTTGTGACATCTATCCATCTCGCTGCTTTTATGTTATTTGTAGTAGTGTTAGCACTTGAACTCATGTCGTCTTCTACAAAAACACGTTGTTGTGCCAGATAATCGACTTCATAATACCTGTTTTCAGCAGTTAAATCATCGTTTGTAATATTGGTGTAATTCGTGCCTTCGAGCAGATAAACCCCCTCGATTTCAATAACATCTGGGTCGGGTAGGGTTAGTGAATAAAACGGTATTACATCGGCAGTGTTAATGATTTTCTTGAATTCACTTGTCCCACCATTTATAACAACTTCTCTTTTCGTAACCGTATATGATTCAGGTATCCCATTGGTGTTGAGATTAGGAATAATACTACGATTTGGGTCACCTAAACTACTGATAGGTGAACTCCAATCGATGTTTGATTGGGTTTCGAAGGTCTTACCACCACCAAGAACCTGTGCACCTGCTTCCAGAACAGGATAATATGTGGCATCGGGAGCGTTCCCAAGAACAGGAACAATCACGCTGAAATCAATAACGGTAACAGACGGTCTACGTGCGGGAATATTGAATCCCATGTTTTTGGCTATATTCAGAATGCTTGCCCTTTGTTGAGCATATTCTAATTGGGTTTCCTGAAATGCTCTGTCGGTGTTTACACTGAGGTTATTGCTGACACCAGCATTGAGGTCTATAAGCATTGCACCCACACTTGAATCCGTGAAATCCGAAAGGACTTCTGGATACATTTGTCTGATGAGGGCAATCAGGTCTGTTCTGATTTCCCCGAAAGTTCTGCTGCCGTATTGTACTACGTTTGTTGATTCAGTTGCCATTATAATTAAAAGTTTAAGTCTAAGTTACCTTGTTCCGTTAATGAACCCTCGGTATACACGAATTGAATATTGACATTTAATTGTGTTTCGGGAATCGGTTCACCTTCTTCGGTTTCATTCCAATTGAAATTCACTGACGTTATTCTTACTTCTGGAATATAAAGTGCCACAGTATTTCTGATTTCTTCTTCTACTTGAGTTGCCGTTAATTGGTCATTTTGTTCGAAAATGTATTTCAGCAAATTTGTGCCGTAATCGCTCTCATAATATCTTTGACCTTTTTGAGTTAATAGTAATAACAATAAATTAGAACTATACGAATCCTTAGTCACTTGATTCATCTGAATAAAAGTTCTGATTTCGTTATCGTCCCTAAACGGGTATGTGATATTATATGAATTCATTATATCTGATTTCCTATAAATACTCATAAACAAAAAAATCCCGACAATTTCTTGTCGGGATTCTTCATAGCAATATGAACTCTAAAGCGTGGCTTTTCGACCACGTTTACCTTTTGTCCTTGCCTTTTCCTCGTCTTCCCTCTCCTTCTTCTCATCAAAAAGACTCTTGATTGACTCATGAAGACCAATAACGGACTCGTGACCAAACTTTTGAAGCAAACCAGTATGTGTGTTAAAATTCGGTTTGTTAAGTGAAACCGCATCGCTTTCACTCACACTGACACCAGCCAGACATTCTTCAACAGCCATCTGTTGCATGTCAACAGGCAGACCATCAAGAATTTCTTCGTTAAATACCACAGCGAAATTCACGCCTTCTGTCATAACCTCTACAACATCATTACTTTTAGTAATTCTGTAAAGTTCTTTCTGCTTATCATTACAAAGAATTTCAAACTGAATCCAATGTGGGATTGTGGTGTTTTGTCTTACTTCTTCAAAAAGATTCACTACGTCCTCAGACGCTTTTTCAATTTTAGCCATAAATAATTGTTTTTAATTAAGATTCATATTTAGATTTGATTTCCTCGATTTTCTTTTTCAAGTCACCGAACATCGGGTCTTTGGTTTCGAGTTCTTTTTCAAACTTTTTCTCAAGTTCCGCAATGAAACCAAACATATCACTAATACTCAGAACCACCATGTCTTCGATTTCAATCAATGTAGCAAGTTGGTTATTAACTAAGTCCTGTTTTTTGAAGGCTTCCATTTTTTTCTCGTATTCAGTATTGGCTTCAATCACTTTTTCCTCAGAAACGGGTTCAAGAGCTTCTTCATCCTGAAGTTTTTGAAGATTTTCTTTCAGGTCTTCAATCGCTTCTTCGGGATTCTTGCCCTGCATTTTCTGGTCTGCTAATTCACTTATTTCAAGTATTTTTTTCGCAGCATCAGAATTGAACGTTCCGTTATCTGCTGCATTCTTTAGGTTTTCTAAAAATTCACTCATATCATCTATTTTTAACGTGGAGCACCCACTGTCTGCATTTCAATACCATCAAACTTCAGAACCTCATGGGTGTCATTGTAACTTATTCTTTTATTGTAATTATTCACAGTATACCCAATCAATTCACCGTATTCGTCCCTGATATAGACCTGTTTGATATCGATAATTTCTTTAAAGATATCCGAGTCGTCAGCGAGTTCTGATGTTTTGAAATGTAAAGGTATAAAAAATTCTAATTGTCGGTACTCAAAACCGATTTTTTTTACGTGAAGAAATTCAGTGAGTTCTTCGATTTTATTAACTACCTTTTCTCTTTCTCGAACTGCGTGGATTGGAAACGTGACTTGTTTACTGGCTCTATTGATGTCAACGATATCAATTGCTTTTCTCTGAAACCCGATTTCACGAACATATGATGGTCTGGTTCTGACAACTTTTTCACCAACTTTGTTTTCATCCACATGTGACATAGGATATTTTATCAAATTAACCTCCCATATATCAACAACTCTAACCCCCGAACCCTTTTCACCAATCGAATCGAAAACATTGGCGAAACCAACTTCAATAGGATGATTATTGAAAATATACATAATTTCCAAATCATCGTCTTTAGTTCGTCTTTCTTCGAATTCCTGTTCCAGAACTTCAGCCATTGTTTTTCCAGCGTGTTTGTGTTTGTCATCAAAGAAACCGTAGTGTTCATAACGTCTACCCCAACGGTCTTTCATACCGTAACTCGTACCGTATTTATCGGCAGCAACTGCCATTTGATGTGGGGTTGCGGTTCTGATAAACTTGTCTGCTTTCTTCAGGACTTCATAGTACTCCTGTACGTATTTCTCATCGGTTTGTCCCGCATAGAATTTTTCCAGAAGCATATTCCTGTGACGCATTCTCTGCGTGTGGTTATTCCTCTCATCTAAATCATTGGGGTCTGCCTTGAGGATTTCCTGCTCGGTATTAAATAAGGCAATACTTATTGCAAGTATCGCCCTATGTAATGTGAGATAAACCCATAATGCTATGTTTCGAAAGAATTTCTTCATGTTATTCTTCTCTGGCAAAAATTAATTCTTGTGTTTCCTCACTAATAATACCCAAACTAACTGCTCTTTCAATTCTTTCAGAAACGCTGGTTTGTTTCATGTACTCATCAATTTTCTTTTCCCTGTCAATAAATTCTTTTGAAATTCTTTTGAAGGATTGTAATTTCTTATATATATCTCTTCGAAAAAGAAAGATATGGATTTTCGAAATAAAAAATTTAAATTTGTCACCGAACGAAAGCGGGGTTTCAGGTAATTCAGGAACTGCTGGATTATAATTAACAGCACGATAAAAGAATCGTTTATATTGACTACTGCTAATCAACTTCATGATTTCCTTGGCTTTTTGTTGCCTTTTATCATCACTCAATTTAAATTCAATCTCCTGAACCAAATTTAGGAAAGCAGGATGATACGTTACCAAATATTTTGATAAAAAATTCTCATTGAATCGCTTGCGCATTTTCTTAAATAATTTCATAATTTCTTGTTTTTTATAGTGTTATGTGTACTATAAATACTATAAAATTAAATTATTGGATTTGTAACCCCTTCAAGACTACGGATTTATAAAACTCCGCACGTTTTGCTGTTACGTTTTCAAGGTTATAGTCTTCCTTAAAATCTTCGTATAATTGTTCACCCAAACGCTTACGTAAATCAGCATCTAATATCAACTGTTTCAGATACTTCTTCCAATACTTATGTGCGTTTTTCGCATTAGGTATTAGCACGCAATTCTCCATGTGTCTGCCATCAACATTATATGGTGGGATGTCGCTACAAACAATGGGAAGTTTACGTGTCCAGCATTCGACCTGCTTCAGATTCGACTTCATTCTATTGAACTCGTTATCAGCAAGCGGTGCAAGTACGATATCGGTCTCGTTGAGAACACCAGCATATGTATTGGCTTTTTGAGTCCAACGTCTACCGAAATTACCCTCGTTTTCATACTTCACATCTCTTTCGAAATTCATAAGCCAGTTCTTATAATCTTCGTTTTCAATGAGTCTGTGGTTATCGGTTAAGATTTTTTCATAAACCAGATACACGCTTTCCTCAGATTTGATGTCACGTTGTTGACTATTAAATACCTTTCCTCTATATTTGTCTTTGAGGTCTTGTGGAAGTCTTGGTATCTGGTCAACATCCCCTCTGGTTTTATTGATGGCTTTCACGACTTCATGAGTCCATAAACGTCTTTTTTCGAGTTCAACCTTGAAGTCCTGATTGAATGTGATATCGGTTGTGCTGCCTTCGGTGTCCCAACCAGCAATAGTTATCTTAAATTTATCTTTGGTTTGTGGGTTACTTTGTAACACGTTCACAACACCATCAAGTTGCTGAACATCAACCATGTGAGAACTACCTGCCATGTATGTGATTCTCACAAGACCATCTGGGTCTGGTTTCCAGTGATTCTGGAATTGTTTCATCCACTTGGGGTCAACACTGTTATAGAAAACCCCGACATTATCCTTACCCGTAACTTTTTTGATTTCAGACGCAAATAAGTCCGTGGTAGTTGTCACGTAATCAGCGATTTTCAGGTTCTCCATGATTGGAACATGTAATTGTTTCTCCAGACTCATATTATAGAAAGGATGAAGTCTATGTAGTTTCCAGTAGTCATCAATATCCATAATCAGGATTGTTCCTGATTTTCTGAGTTCTTCAGCAAGTTTAAGCATCTGTGCCGTATCACCTAAAAACTGTCTGTGATAATGAATGATGTGAAATGATTTCAGGTATTCCACAATATTGGGGTCATTGAAATCCAGTTGTGGGTTGATTTCAACATAAAATTCATCACTATGATTTCTTTCGAGTTCTTGTGCGGGGGTCTGTGTTCTGAAATAGTTAACTCCTGCTCCATCAAGGTTATAGAATAAAATTCTGATTTTACCGTCCATATTTTTATTGTTTATATAAGGTAATACGGAACTTATGTAGAAATCTTGAATCCTAAAACAAAAAAAGCCAACATTTCTGCTGGCTTTTAACATGACATAAATTATTTTGTTATTCCGTGGTTTTCTTTCTTGGTGCTCTTGTTGTGGTTTTCTTCTCAGCCACAGGTTCTTTCTTCACTTCTTTTTTTGCCACGGATTTCGTGGTAGTTTTTTTCTTAGGTGCGGGTTTACTTGGTTTAGATGCTTTTAATAAAGCAGGACTGACTTCGGCAATCTCTATTAATTTCTTAATCCTCAACCTATGTACCGACAAAGGTAGTGACTGGACGCTGATGAAAACTTCTTCACCCGGTTTCAGTGATAATGTTTTTTTCGTTCTGTTATCAACATAATCCATGCTGACAACTGAGTTATGTTTGGGGTCACGCTTTCCCACAAGATTTGTAATATTTGTTATTTTATAAGTATTCATATCTATTTATTTTAGTCCTTGAATTATTGAATCACCATACTTAATACCATCGTATCCCATTTTCATTGCTTTCTCGGCAACTGCTTTGGTTTTGAGATTGATTGAATCGGTCTTATGTTGTGTTGCGAGTTTCTCAAAGTTTATGTTCGGAAACCAAGACTTTGCCAGAATATCCACGGGTTCTTGTCCGTCTTTATATG